AGTTTCTTAGTTCCAATAGGAATTAAACGTGCTCGTTTTTCCTCTGGAATTACTCTCTCAAGTTCAACGGTTAACATTCCGTTAGTAAGGTCACAACCCTTTACAACAACATCATCTGAAAGAGTGAATGCCCTCTCAAATGTTCTCTTGGCAATCCCACGATGAACATAATTAGCTTCATCTTCTGTAGATTGTTTAGAACGAATTTGAAGAACGGATTCTTTTAATTCGACTTCAAGATCCTCTTCTGAAAGACCAGCAACGGCCATTTCAATGAAGTACTTGATATCTCCGTCTTTTCGGATGTTGTAGGGAGGAAACCCTTGATTGTTTGTAACGTGTTGCGTGGAGTTTCCTAGCAACCTGTCAAACATTGAATCGAACCCTATTGAAAATCCTAGAGCTCTTTCGAAATCCCCAAAGTTCAAGGGATCGTGTGATGCGCGTAGTACCATAATGCCTCCTTATTTTAAGCGAGGTTAAAAAATTCACCCCTCATACGCTGAGCGGGTGATCTTGTCGAGGTTTCCACTATGGACAACCTCAGTCACGCCATCCTTCACCTTTACATAGATGTTGGAGGCGATGTCGTAAAACAATCCAAATTAACTCTAAAAAAGAATCGGCAGTATAACTGCCCGAGTTTTTTACAACTAATTTAAATTTTGTTTCCATTTCGTTTTCTTCAATTTGCCAATTTTCATTCATAATATAAAAGAAAGGGGTGAGGACACGCAAGTGATTACCAGCACCCCTTTCAGTTGTATTTCCATAATATAAAAATCACTTACTATATTATAACATACTTTTTGAATTTGTCAAGTGACTACTTCTGGTAAATACCCCAAAGTACCCAAATGGCAACTAGACCAACTAGGCCTTCGCTTCCGAGTGATTTAACTAATCCGGTAACTGAACCAATGACATCAATGCCAATGAAAGGAACAGCTGCTCCGAAAATGATTTGAAGAACCACGCCTAATGCGATTAACGCAAGACCTGCTTCTGTTAGGCTTTTAATCCAGCCTGTTGCTTTTTCTAACATTTTTACTCCGTTATAAATTTAAAGACATTGGTATGTAAAAATTACGTACCAGTTGAACCAAATCCACCATCTCTATCTGTTTTTTGAAATGGGGCTTCATCAGACTCATCCAATGTATATTTTTCACACCGAACCAGTTCTCCTTGGCATATTCTGTCTCCATTATAAATTCTCACGGGTACGTTACTGATATTCGTAACCATTGCAAAAATGGGATCGACATAATCGCTGTCAATAATTCCCTCACAATTTGCGAGATAAACTCCCTGTTTAAATGCCAGACCAGACCTTGAATGTAGTCGAACTGAAAATCCTTTTGGAATATCTGCGATAAGTCCAGTAGGAATTAACATTCTTTCCATATTATTGAGCTGTATAAATGTATTACTACTATTTATATCAAAAGCAATTCGTCTAGGTACTGATTTAGTAGAGATTGCTTGATAATACTGTAGTTCACCATCTTGAACCAAATTTGCATGAAAATCAAAACAAGCTGATTCTCTTGTAGCAAATGTTGGTAATTGTGCCTGTTCATTCAACTTAAAAAACTTTAGTTTTTCTGGCAACATTGGTGATTTTGATAATGTAGTATTTTTATTATCTATTTTTTGTTCCACTTTATTTTTCGCTTTACTCATAATTCACTTTTTTATTTCCTATATTATATTTGGCTGTTAACACCCATTCCTCTTTTTCTTTATATGCTAGAATCTTTAATTGATTTAAAGGAACAACTAATGTGGATGTTTTTTCGGAATCTACTAGTTGTATAAGATTCCATTCAACTAATAGATTTGCTATTGTATTTCGTCTCGCTTGATCATTTTCTGAAAAATTGGTAGGTTTGCCATCTAATATAAACAATTCTTTAAAATGTACGATATAATAACGTCCTTGTTTATGTAATATATGACAAGACTGAAATAATGTCTTGTCTTTTCTTGAAGCAACTCCAATTCTTGTAAGGGTTTCTCTAATCTTTAAAAAGTCATCTGGTTCTGCTAGAGTACATTCTACCATCTCATCGATGTTTGCCATCATTTTTCTCCATTCCACCTTTTGCAAGTTTACTTTTAATTTCTTCGATGTTCTCTTTAGTGAGAACTTCTAAGGCATCTTTTGCTTTTTCATTACCGAAACCAAAATACTCTTTGACTAGTTCTAGATTATCAATTTTGTCTGGTTTCAACCATTTAGACCAACGTTTCCGTGGTCTAATGTTATTTAGTAAATAGTCGAATTGGAGTTTATTGTCAAGAAAATGTAACCTATTCATTTCATTGACTTGTATGACTGTATCTTGAAAAAAGCTTAATCCACGATTGATAAGAAAAGGAATATAATCCTTTTCAGTCATAGGATCACCATTTTTCATGACATCTTTATGTTCATTAATAGATTTTATAAATTCAAATGGTCCCATGATTATATTATACCATATTTTTGTTATTAGTCAAGAGTATTTTCCCACAAATCATCACCATCAGTATTTAAATTAAATAATGGGTATTTGTTTATTATTAAATCTAAAGAATCTTCAGAAATATCACTCGTTATACATTTACGACTTTCTCCACATTCAATTGTTGCAGATAAAGTTGTTCCGGCTCCAGCAAATGGATCAAACGTTATTCCGCCGGCGGGACAACTGGATTTTATTATTCGTTTAAGAAGATTAATTGGTTTTTGTGTGGGATAATCTCTACCCTCTCTTCTTGTGATTGGATGTACATCATCCCAAAAATTTTGTATTGGAACCCCCTTACTAACCGATGAATATAATTTCTTATATGGTTTATTTTTACCATAATGTATTAATCCCCTATTATGTAAATCCTCTATTTTTTCTTTTTTACCTCTCCATCCATAAACGGGCATAACACCATTAAACTCAAACATATGGCCTACTCTACTTTTTTCTCCTGTGATTGGAGCTAGTGCATAATTCCCAACATCATCTTTGTTATTAAAACTATTTTTACCATATTTTGAATCTAGTGGTTTATATTCCACAGAAAAATATGGATTTCCTTTACGAAAAACCAATATACTATCTGTAATGTTTCCCCATCCATTTTTTATATTATTGTGTGGATGACTTCTCTTCCAAGATATGTTAGTATAATAATTCTTAACAATGTTCAATTTAGAAAGAACCAGTGCATTACTAATGTGGTTATTATGGCAATACAACCAACCATCTTTTTTAAGATTATTAAAACAACCATGAATTATTCCTGAGTACCATTCTATAAATTCATCAAAATTTTCCCAATTGTCTGAAAATGATTTATCAGAACCATCAGATTCTTTCATGGAAAAATCTTTTTGTAATCCAAATGGTGGGTCAATATAGATACAATCTACATCTACAGATAATTTATCCATAGATTCTGCATCTCTCTTCAATACATAATAATCAGATTCCAATAGCTGATACCCCCATTGTGGATAATAAGTTTTTAATTTTATCTTGTTGAAACTTCAACACAAATTGACTAGAACTGTTTCTTTTTTTAAACTTTTTATCCATCAAATCTAAACATTCTTTTTTCTTGTCTTCTTCAAGAAGTCCAATAATAACTCGGGCTTCTCGTGTATTTATTTTTTTAAGTTCGTCTTTACTTTTTATACCAAATTTTCCTAAAACCCCCTTTGAATAATCTTCAACTAACCCAGCGTTCAACAGAGCAGTAACTCCGTTATTAGTGTGGATTCTAATTCTTAATCCAACATCTTCCTTCTTATCATCTTTAGAAAAGATAATGCTTCCAGACATTTTACCAACCTTAACCTTAATTGATGCAGTAAAACCATTTTCGATTAATTTAACAATAGGGTGATTCATGAAGGGGAATGTATATCTTTTATTCTCTTTACCATCTGTTATAAACTCTTCCATTTCTCTGTTAGGTTCGATAAGATACTTTTTAATTAAAGTAATAATATCATCAGATGTTAAGTTAATAAGACATTCATAACTTGCTTTCTCAGTTTGTGACCTATAACTTTCTACCAATTTATCTCTATCTTCAATTGATAATTTACAACCCCCATGAAATTTGTTTTTTTTAACACCATCCAATACAACTTTAATTTCTTTTACATCCTCATCTTCCACCTTTAATAAATCATTAATTGGTTTAGATGAATTGGTATAATCAAAAGATCCCCCCAATCCTTTCTTTTTGTGTTTATCGGATATATACTTTATTATTTTTCCAGCATCACATTCAATGATGTTGTCTGCTTTATTTTTTGTTCCACCTTTGCTTATAACAGTGTATTTACCCTCTTCCGCACCCATATAAATTAAATGGGCATGATTCTGCAAATACTCTTTAGTGTTGTGTTCATTTTTTATTGCATTGTGGTGGTTAGTGCCGTCACTTGGAAAACTCATAATATAATCTCAATTAATTGTTATCAAACTTTAGAAGCCTCTAGACCAAATCCGTCTTACAGACTTACCATTTACATAAATAGACATGGTATCAAACACATCAAAGATGGCACCCATGACCTTTTCCAATTCATCAACTGCACGAAGATGACCGGTTTTCACATCGATGTTTTCCCACAGGAAATTTTCGTTGCGAATCGAAATCATTTCACGCATCAAGGTGTTAGCCTCTTCTACAGTTTCAACGGATTTAACGACACGTTTTCGACCTGCTCTAAACTCAAAACTCATAATGTTCTCTCATTTAAGTTATGGGATTATTCCCCTT